GGAACTTCCTCGTGGTCTATTACTGTCCATGCACTCATAGTTCAATCCTAGAGGGGTTTATTTTCATTTTCTTTTTCCCTGCCTAACTGACTATGCCATAGAGGGCAAAGGTTGAGCCAGTATCGAAACTACCAGCAGCAGGATAAACAGTTACCGAAGTAACGGCGTTAGTGTTAGCCCATCTAAAAGAACAAGCATCTGTTCCCTGTGATGAATTAGTCCTTGACAGTCCTGATTTATGTTTGTCTGTTGCTGAATAATCAAGTAATTGAATTATTGCATTGAAGGAGAAATCTGTGAAGATGTCTCCATTACCATTCAATCTTGCTCCAGTTGCATTAGAGGTTGATGCCGAAGCAGCAACAGAGCCGCTTCCCTGCATACGAACTGTGTTGTAATTAGAACCAGTATCGCCATTGAGCTTGGCAAATAATTCTGTTTGTTGAGTTCCTTTTGCATTGACTACGACAACAAGGTCTCGGTAGGAATTTGGGACTGAGGTAAAAGTCACTTCTGCATCAGTTCCAGTCAGGGTTAGATTAGCCAAAGCTATATAAGTCGCTGTAGCCATTATGCAGACCTCAATCCGTATAGGGAGAAGCGAGAGCCAGTTACGAAATTAGAGCCAAAAGACTGGTCAAGAAGAATTGTCGTTACTGCATTTGTATTTATCCACAAACCGCTATCTAAACTTACAAAATTAAAGGAACCAGTTAGACCAGTAAAGGCTCTAATGGTTGTATTTTTACTTGTTTCAAATGGGTCAAGAATGTCAATTATTACTGCACCAAAACTATTTGCTGTTTGAGTTGCTGCTGTAATTGCCTGAATTTCTATGTTTGCATAGCTAGTTCGTGGAGCCGAAGATTGAACATTTGTGCCATTTCCCCTTAACACATGTGTAGCGTAGTTATTACCGCTATCACCGTTGAATCGCAATACAATGAAGTCATCTGTATCGGCTCTATCTGTTCTAGCTACAACTCTTAGCTGTAGATGCTGATAAGTCGAGCCATAGTTCGTGTCAAGGTTAGAAAATGTAACTGATGCTGTGGCTGTGCCTAGAACTGTAGTCTCAAGTAACTCATAAGCCGCACCTGCTGACGGCCCTGCTCCAGCAACAGCAAGAACCCCTAATGGAATAGGCATTATGCAGTTATCTTTCCAACTACTCGGTAGGTGTTAGCTGCTACCTTTTGGACAGTTGCAGCGTTATATTGCTGGTCAATGTAGAACTGAACGGCGGTGCCGGCTGTCCCCGCACCTGCCCAGTCGGTTACGCCTGAACCTGCGGCGATGGTTACAGTTCCGCCACTATTGCGCCAGATTGTGATCGTGTCAAATAGCTCAAGAACATCTGGCACTGTGACTGTGAGTGTTCCTGATGCAGCATAGATTGTCTGGTTTTTTAGGGAAGCGGTAGCAGTCATGGAGGCTGTGATTGAAGTTCCACCGAACTGAACTTGACCGCCGGTGATTGTGCCTGAGAAAGATGTGACAGGCCAGACCTGCTCGAAGTAGGTTGTGAAGACCTCAATCGTGTTGGTGTCAGTTAGATAGGTCAGCATTCCTTCTGTGGCTGTGCCGATGCCTGATGCTCTAGCGGCTGACCCGGAAAAGACCATGACGCTTTGATCCATGAGAAAATCGTTGACATTTGAGGCTGTGAGGACTTCTCCGGCTGTAAAGACTTTTCTGCCCGACATTATTCTCCTAGAAGGCTAGAGCGTTGGTTGAGTCCATCTTACCAAAGACAGGGTCATCAAGGACTAACAGGGCAAAGTCTAGGGTTGCAAAGCCTAGTGACATGACATGGTTTTCCAGTGTCACCGAGTTGTCTATGCGGATGACTTCTGCGTATTTGGAGATGGCTGGTGCTATTCCGTTGGGTGTGAACTTTATTTCTACGACATCACCCAGTTCTAAATCTAAAAGGTCATCTTGTTCCCCTGCGCTCAACTCATCCAGCAAGACATCAACTGATTCAAAGCGGTATTCAGGCTGAGCGAACTTGCTGGCATAGAAGGTTGCAAGGTCTGCCAGCGCGGTGTCGCTGTTTATGAGCAGGCCAGTTCGGGTCAGGTTGAAGATTCCGTATTCCTCGATTGAGTCCACATCGTTTGCGGTGATTTGCGTTGAGGTGATGACGGACTCAACCACAATCTCATTGGCTAGAAGTTCTGATCCGTATTGGACTTTCAGGGACTGGTAGGGAATGCCTGTGCCGTCATCGGCCAGTGTGATACCTGTGGAGGATGGCGCTGAGATGCGGTCTTTGAATACCACAAAGCCGTTCTTGCCGATAAAAAATGAACCGGGTTCTGACTGCTCAATAAGTCTTAAGTAGGTCAGGGCATTTGTGTTGTCTGCAATGGTGTCTGCACCCAGTTGCATTTGGCCTGTCTCAATGTCGCGCTGGTCAGTGGGCCAATTTATTTCAGGCAGGGAAAGAATAGTAGAAACCCTATCCCCTGATTGTTGACTGCATTTGTTCTCACAGCAATTGTCTGAGTAGCAAATGAGGACAGCGCATCAGAACAGGCAGCCGCTGCGGTTGAGTCACCATTGGGAGCGTAGAAAAGATTCCAGTCATCAATCAGACCAAAGAACTGAACAACGCCACCTGATGAAATCCTGATCTGGCGCTTTGGGATAACCTGCCCGTAATACGGGGAGGCGTCATACTCAGGGTCAAAGGTTCGGTCATTGTTGTTGAAGACCACATTTGCCAAGCCCTGATCGTATTGGTCAAGCTGTCGGTTCTTACCGCGCTGAATTGCTACCGACTGGACTAGGTTCGTCACATCGTAGAACAATGCACCAGCTAGGAAGAAGTCGGTGTTGTCTAGAACACCCTGCACCTCGTCATCGAGTCGAAAGAATGGGCCTGTGCCGGTAGCCGAAAGGTCAAAACCAATCTCAACCTTTTGGACTGGCTTAGCCAACTGGACTCACCACCACTTGACCACCTGTCTGAACATACTTGGTAATCGTGTTGCCCAAAGTCTTTCCAACCATCGCCAGTGACTGCGTTGAGTCGGTCTTGACATTTATGTTTATGACTGTGCCGACCGCGCCTGCGCCTTGTTGTCTCAAGAGATTTGCCTGCGACTGAAACAGGTTGCGCGACTCTAATGCGCTCATGGCCTCGGCGGTTTGCCCAGCGATAGCGGCTCGATTCGCGAACTTAGCAGCGGCCTCTGTTCTGTCGAGCAGGTATTCGACAACTTTAGCGACATCGGAAGCAGAGTCAATCAAGATTCCCGTTGCATCGCTCACTGCGCTTGCTGCGAGATTTACACCCTGCAATCCTGCGACAACGCCCGGCACTGGCCCGGCATCGGGAGCGCCGGGGACAGTTGGGGTAAGCGCCTTAGCAGCATCTGTTTGGGCCTTGGTGAGCATTTCCATAAAGTCTTTGACAACCTTATTCAGACCACCCAAGTCACCCTTCATTGATTTAATGTTCTCGCTAAATGCTGCGCGTATGCTCTTGATTGCCTCTAGCAGGGCCTTATTTGCATCTAGAACCTCTGCATCGAAATCCTCTTTTAGTTTGAGCAGTGCATCTGCTAGCTCGCTCTGTGTCTTTGCATAGAGATTGCGTAGCTCGCGAGTGGCAAATCCGGCCTTATCAAAGATGTCTTTCGCTAGGGCATCCATGCCAGTTTCGGCTTGGTCATTGATCTCGCTGAATAGCCTCTGTATCTCACTGACAGTTTCAGGCCCGCTGGCTAATAGCGCCTCGCCTAGAGCAGTGCCACCCTCTTGCCCTGATGCAATTATTTGCTCAATGAATACCTGCGAGAAACCACGCTCAAATAGTCGAGCGCTTAGTGTCAGCACCTGCCTATTGACAGCAAGTTTGTTTCTCAGGCTCTGTAGGTAAGCGGTGACAGGATCAGTGCCAACGAATACATCTGTGAACGCTTTGTTAGCTTTTTCAGCTTCTTCCTTAGCCTGATTGAAAGCCTCTAGGCGCTTCTGCTCTGCGGCTTTGAAGGCATTGAAGAAGTCTGAGACAGACATTGAGGCAGCCTGTCTAAAGACATCCCTAATTCTGTCCTGTGACTGCTGGACAATGCCCGCTAGCTTTTCTTGAAAGTCTCGCTCGGTTTTGGTAACTGAATCGGTGTATTTCCTTTGAGCCTTAGCAATTGTTTCGTTGTAAGTCTCTTGAGCTTTAGCTAAATCTTTTTGAGCATCTTTGATGAATTTCTGAACCTTATCAAAAGCTTTCTCAACCGCTGCGCCTGTGCCATCGCCCTCTGTGAAGGCATCGCCAAATTTTGGCGCTTTGATTCCCTCCATGGCAAAGAACAGTTCACGCATTTGATTTGCTAGCTTTTGACCATTTACTCTGGTGTCACCAAGCTGCGTTCTAAATTTAGAAAGATCAGCATTGTTTAGGCGAGCAACGGCATTCCGCGCTTCCTCCAGCGCCTTCTTTACAGCATCTGTCTGTTTCTTATATGCGGCCTGATCTATTGCACCACTCTTGAATGCATCCTCTAGATTCTTCAGTTCGCTTTCTAGGCCAGAGACCCGCATCTCAGCAGCCTCTAGCTCATTTGTTGCTTTCTTCGCGTTAGCTGAAAGAAGTAGCAGACCAGTGGCGATACCAGCGAGAACAGTAGCCAATAAGTAGAGCGGGCCAAGAGCGCTGTTCAGGATAAGCTGTGCGGCAGTCCATAGCTGAACGCCAGTGATAGTCAGTCTGATTGCAGCGTAGAGCGCTCCCAAACCTATGGTTAGTGTGGCAATCGTTTTGTAATTGTCAAAAACGAACTTGGTAAAGTTGATGAAATTCTCGATAGCATCAATTACCGCATTGGTTAGATTTTTGAGTGTTTGTGTTCCCTGCGGCGATGCTAGCCATTTTGTGAAATTCTGGATTGCAGGAAGAACGCGCTCGCGGAAAATAGTTGCAATTTGTTCAGCAGCAGGTGCTAGTGCCTCAGCCAGTTGAGGTGTGATATCTACGACTTGATCAGCAAATTCCTCAAAGACAGGTAAAAGAGCCTCACCAATGGCATCCTTAACCTGATTGGTTGCAAGTTCAATCTTTGTGAAGGCTGATGCGGTTGCCTCTGCTGTTCCACCAACCTGTGTTTCGATGGCCGACAGAATCATGTTCTGTGCTTCTAGGACTTGGCCTGATTCGACCAGAACCTTTATCTTTTTCTTTTCTTCCTCAGTAAAGGTCACACCTGATCGAGTAAGCGCGGTGATTCCCTTGATTGGGTCGTTTAGCGCCTTACCTAACTGGACTGCGTTTGTCTCAGCTGCACCAAACCCGGCGGCAGCTAGGTCAATAGCCGCCATTGTTGCACGATCCATAGCGCCGCCGACTGTGTTAGCGGTGGCAGCAAGTTCTTTGAAGGTTAGAAGTTTGGCCTGTGTTGATTTGATGACATCTGCATCAACACCAACTACAAGCTCATTAGCCTCAGCAAATTCGCCTAATCGCTTTGAAACCTGAGCAGCCTGAGCGCCAAATATGCCCATTGACTGTGCGACTTGATCAAGTCTGCGCTGTGCAATTGCGGCTTCCTCAGCGCCTTTGACAGCATCCATTCCAAACCGAGCGAGTGCTACACCTGCGGCAGCGGTGGCAGCACCCACAGCGGCAAAGGCAACACCTAAGCCCTTACCAAAATTGTCAAACTCTTTGACTGCGCTCTTGATGCCCTTGTCATCAAAGACGGATTTCAGGACTACATTTATTGCCATTTATCCTTTTACCATTCTGTAATTTGCTATGCGCTCATATTTTTGAACTATCTGTCTCACCCTGCTCTGTAGTGCTGGCAAATCTCTTTCAACGGACTTCCAAGCAAAACGCGAAGCAGAGTTGCCAGTTTCCTGATTTAGACTGTGAATAAATTTACGACCAGCTGAGGCTGTTGTGCGCCTTCTTACTAAAGAGGTAGACCCATCTCTGTGTCTTCTCACAAACTCTCTAGTAAATCCAGAGCCTCTGTAACCTGCACCAATTGACCTTCCTGACCTACCAGCCATGTCAGCGATAGATGTCGCAACGGAGTTCACTCTAATTGCAAGAAGGGTGGTGTTTAGGCTTTTACTACTTGATTGCGTTCTGAATCTAATTGTTGTTGATCTAGCTGGTTTGCCCTGTCCCCATGAAACCCGGCTCAGGCCTCCAAATCCTGATAGGGGTGGAGAAACTGGAATCGCGCCTTGGATCGCCTTATTTGGCACAAAGGCAATCTCTTTGATGTCGCGCATGAATTGGGTTCGCAATTCTGGTTCAATGGCGCGTAGTCGTTTCTGTAACTGTCTTACATCTTGCACAGAGAAATTAGTGGCGATGCTAAGTGCGCCTCGACCTAAGTTGATTGCCATTGAAACCTCTGTCTAATTCTACCTAATAGAAAACCGCCCCGATCTGGAGCGGTCTCTATTTCTGTGACATCTGGTTTGCTCTCCAAACTAGATAGCGCCCCATTGTCCAAAGCATTCTCTCATCGAGCTGCATTAGTTCTCTTGGACTTATTTTGAACTCATAGGCAAGAGATACTAAATACCAATGAGCTGAGCTATCTCCTAGCCCTTTGATGCTTTTGGGTCAACTGCACCGATAGCAGCCACAGTCTCGACCCATGTGTCGAAATCTGCGGTGATCTGCTTTTCTCTGGTGAGAGCTGACCAAGCAAGCCAGAGCAGGTGAGTAACTTTCATCTCCTGCCCTAGCTTGGCGATGCTTACATCATATTGAGACTCAAATTTCACCATGTCAGCCATGATGACTTTGACTTCTTTTTTAGATTCGTCAATGAACTCAACATCTAATTGCATACGCATTTGGCTTTTCCTTTCTTATTTAGTTTTTTATGAACCGGTTGTTGCCCTAGTGACTGGGCCAGTTACCTGCCATGTCAAGCTCTGCACAGCCAAGTCGCCTACTGAGCCTCCGATTGGTTGTGTGTTGTTGACCAGCGCGGTCAGGCTGTATAGCGGATTGCTTGTTCCTGCTGATCCACCTGTGGTTGTGCCTGCTGGGAACACAGTCACAGTTGCGATTGTGTTGAACAGGCTGTTGATTACTCCGTCAAGCGCGGTGCTTGCGTAGTCGTTGTGGAGGTTCAGAGTCAATGATGCGCTCTTGAGTCCACCTACATATGTCCGGAAACCCTGCGCCGATGCATCGAAAGAAGTGGTCTCGACTGCATCAGAGTTTTGGGTTACCTCCACGCTGTTGACATTTTGACTAATGACTGTTCCGTTGAGTTTGACAACAACATCCGTCAAGACTTGCTTTGCCATTTATTCTCCTATGTGTTAGCTAGCTAATACGCGAACATTGAACTCGGCTGCCAGATAGGTGACATCTGAAATCAGCACTGAGCCGTAGTTCGTCATTTCGGTCACTATGCAGTCAAAGGCCTTTCCGCCTAGTGTCCGATTCGATTCTACCGCAAGTCCGATAGAGGATGCTCCGGTGCTTGAGCAAAACGCATCAAGGTTTGCTTGTGCGCTTCTTTCGTCTACCCTGCCCACAATAACTTGCACTGCGAAATTGTATTCAGTCATTCCGCGCTGGAAGTCTTGGTGATACTGAACGCGGTTGAGTTGCACTATGGCAATTGGTGGATTTGGATTGTCAGGGATTGTGGCTGATGTTCTCAGCCCAGCAATGGTTTGGAGATTGGCAACAATGCCATCTCTTAGATCACTAATGCTTGCCACTAGGCCATCCTGATTTTGCGGTATGGCTCGATGAGGTGCTGAACATCTGGGTCAAGTCTGAAACCGACACGCATCGAACCTAGCTCTCCAGAGATTATGCCCAAAGGCGAATCGAGTCGCTTGAAGATTCTTGAGCCAAGAATGACAGTTGCCTGAGTAATGGCGATTGGAACTTCTGACCAACCCCAGACCCCGGTGCATCGAACTGTGGCTTCGCCACCCATGAATGGAAAGAGATAGTTCTCGATGGCGCGGATTTGGTAGAAAGAAGTTTCAAGACCGCCTGCTCTGCTATTGAGTGGCTCGTTCTGCCAGTCGGTTGCATCTAGTTCGGTATCAAAGGTTTCGCCATCTTCGGAAATTTCGACCTTGCTCAGAGTGATGAAGTCCTCAGTTTCACAGACATAGTTGTCAAGCGGTGCGAAGATTTTGACCGCTGTTCCACCATTGTAAAAATAGCGCTCTGTGTATGAGTCAATTTGGCGTGAGGCTGATTCGACAGCCATTTCCAATAGGGCATCGTCAACTGAGTCCGAGATGCCAACTGCTGCCTTGATTTGATTTAGTGAAGCGTAACCATGAGTAATCGCCATAAGTCCTCCGCCTCTATTCTACTTGAGTCAATCAAGCTCCATCTGTTTTACCATGTCCTCAACTGTTGGGATTGTCTGATAGCCAGCTATCTTCCAGAGTTCCTTGTTCAGGGATGGGTAGATGGTGTCAAGGGTTCTGTTTATTGGCTCGACTATTTTGGGGATGAGTTGTAAATCTTTTCTACCTGTCCTCAAGGCAATCATTTTGATTAGCTCATACTTTGAGACTTGGTCTGCCGGGACTAGGTGCTGAGTGCCAGTGATGAAGAACTCTTGATCCAGTATGCCTCTGACTATCTGGGCAAACGCTCTGGTTGTCAGGCCGTTCCAATAGTGGTTGGCATAGCCGTAGAGAGTTGCTTTGTAGGGCTGGTTTCTTACCCACTCAAACAGGGATTTCTTGCCTCTTTGTTCAGCGCCAATAATCGAGCAGCGCAGGTGCAGCCATCTGTGACCTAGCATCTCGCCAAAGATTTTGCTCTGCCCATAGGGTTCTGTGGCATCGCGCGAATTGTC